GGTGGCAAGAATGTCGACCTGGCTGCACACGCCATCGAGAACGGCCTCACCGGCGATCAGACCGAGCTGCTTGCTCGACGCCATCAAGACCTCGAAGCCTCCCGGGATTCTCGCCCACGAGGCCCCGCGATCCACTCGCGAGCTAGCCAGACGTCGATCGACCTCGGAGCAATCCAGGGTGGAGTCATGTTGCGTGCTGGAATGCGGCTTGATTCGTCCAGTTTTGAGAATCGCGATGTCCGAGCCAAGCTTCCTGGATGGCTGCAAGCCGGTGCAAACGACCCAGTTCGCGCACGCACCAGCGACCTTGCCCATCAGTACCGAGACTTGACTCTCGTGGAGACCTGTAAGCTCGGTCTCCAAGCTCGCGGGATCGATGTCCCGTCCAACCGGATCGACATGGTCCAAGCGTCCTTTTCCTCCGGGACTGTCGCGGTTCTGTTCGGTGCGACCCTCGGTGCGAAAATGCTCGAAAGCTACGCCGAAGTCGATGACTTCTCGCAAGGGATTTGCAGCGAAAGCGAGCGTCCTGACCTTGAGGAGCACAACAACAACCGGATGCAAGCCGCTCCGAATTTGAAGCACCACCCAGTCGGTGGGAAAGCCAGCCATGGCAACCGCCGAGTGTTGACTGAGAAGGCTCAAGTCGGCCGATTTAGCGAGCAATTGAAGATCGACGAAGCGGACATGTTCGGCGACAACTTCCAGAAGCTCAAAGACACGCCGCAAGATTTCGGCCGCGCTGCTGGACGCTTGCGTCCTGACCTCGTCGCCGCCTTGCTCATGAGCAACCCGACCCTCACGCAGACCGCTCGCGCTTTGTTCAACAGCACAGACGGGAACGCCGCGACGGGTAAGGCCTTGGCTCGTGCGACCCTGAGTGAAATGATCGCACGTTTGCTCAAGGTCAAAGACGGCGACGCTACGCTCAACCTCAAGATGACGCACTTGGTTGTGCCTCCTGATCTGATGGACTTGGCGATCCAACTTTGCTACTCGGCCAACCTGTCGAACGACAGCGGGTCCGGTGAGCTCAACCCGATCAAGAAGTACGGCATCACCCCTGTGACCGACGCTCGGTTCTCGAATGGATTGGTTCACCCAGTCACCGAGCAAGCGATCGCCGGTTCGGACACCACGTACTACGGCATCTCCAAAGACGGACGCACGATCGAAGTCAACTACCTCCAAGGTGCTGGCCGAGTTCCTGTGGTCCGAACCGAGACCCTGACCGGCGGTGAGTTCGGTGTGGTCATCGATGTGAAGCACTACATCGGAGTCAACGCGCTCGACTTCCGAGCGATGCAACGCTTCGCGGCCTAGTCTTAGTGGCCCGACCATGGGCTAGTCATCGATTCCTTTCGGCAGAGTTTCGGCTCTGCCGTTGTTTACCTCCCTCAACTCTCGACCAAACCAATGCGAATCAAACTTTTCCAGCCTGTAGTTTTTGACGGCAAGACGCTCGAAGGCGAGATCGAAACCAACGGCACGGCCATCAGTGCCGAGTCGATCATCCAGCGAGGCTGGGGCGTAGAGGTTAAATCGTCCAAGCCTTCCAAGGCATCCCAAGAGCCTGTCGAGTCTGATCCTCCTAGCGAAGATCCGGACCAAGACGAATCCGATGAATCGGACGAACCACAAGACGAGCAGCCATCGGAGCAACCAGCCGAGCAGCCTGTCGTGGTCGAAGCGCCACCCAAGCCGACCAAACCCGCTCGACGAGCAAGTCGCTCCCAGAGCTAAGTCCTCATTAACCGCACTTTCCTCCCCACACAAAAGAAACCATGGCAACTTTCAAGCAAGAAACCGACTTTCGCCGATTCACCGCCAGTGCTGACACTGCCAACGGAGCCATCGTCCAGACCGCTGACGGCCTGGCCGGGATCGTCGAAGGCCTAGCCGGCGTGAAGTCCGGCAAGGTTGGCAACGCTCGCGTCGTTGGAATCGTGACTTGCGACAAGGCATCGGGCACCGTGCTCGCTGCTGGAGCCCGAGTTCAGATCGCCACTGCAACGCAGCTCGTCACCGCAAAGGCGTCGGGCGCTGCTGATTCGGGCAACATCCTGCTAGGTCGCACCGCTGCCGCTGGTGCGGACGGAGCACTGACGGTGGACATCGACCTGAACCGAGCCGCAGTCTAACCAACCATGGCCATCAAAGAAGCCGATCTTAAAGAATGGTCCGATCTCGAAGCAAGGCGATCCGCCATGCAGCGAGAACTCACGACCATCAAGGATCGGCAAGGCCAGATAGAAGAACAACTCGAAGCCGAGCTTCGCAAGTCCGGCAAAACGAAAATCACGCGGAGCGGGTTCACTCTCGCTCTGCAACCTGGGAAAGCTTCCGTCAGTTGGGCCAAAGAGTACCTCAAGGCAATGGGCGATGAGGCAGTTCAGAAGCTCAAAGACGCAGCCGCCCAGACATCAGTCAAAGTGTTCGTGTTGGTTCCACCCAAGCCACCCAAGTCCCCAAAGGAATAGCCCATGGGGATGCTCGAGACTGGGACCGCTCACCTCGCTGACTCGATGACAAAACACACTGCGGTTGATGTCCTGTACATCAAACGCAAGATCCAAAAACCAATCAAGGCCACGCGGGGATCGACTCCCTTCGAAGCCTCAGACACCGAGGGGATCATCCATCGGACCGTTAGTCGAGACTACCTAGTAGCCAAGACCGAATGGCCCTTCGATGACGACCCAGAAGACGGGGACCGAATCACCGACGCTGGCAAGACCTACATCGTTCGATCGATGACTGGCCAGCCAGTCTGGCGATTTGCCGACCCTGGCGAAAACATAATGCGGATCCACACCAAGCAGCAATGAGCCCGATTCGTCAACTACTCGCCGACGTTGTCGAAGCACTCGCAGCCGCCGCAGTCGTCGATCCGGAAACCAATTCCGCGATCGATGGCGATACGTTCAAAGTCGATTATTTGCCAAGGTTCGAAGTCGCAGACCTGAAGGATCTACGGATCGTTGTCGCACCGAGGCAAAACACTTCGACAAAGATTTCCCGTTCATCCCGGGAGTTTGAATTCGGAGTCCAAATCGCCGTCATCCAGACAGCGGCCAAAGACTCCGAGCGATTCGCACAACTGTTGGACCTGACTCACGAGCTCGACGAAGCGCTGGCCACGGCCACGATCGACGGGGGAGTGTGGTCGAGGTCCGAAGTCAGTTTGTACGACATCGACGCACTGGAGCGACACGGTGCTTTCCGCAGCGTGATCACCGCGTACTTCAAGAACCGATCCTAACCGAAAGAGAGAATCATGCCGAACAAGGGACCACGCGCAGGCATCGAGTGCAAGCTGTACTACCAGGTCACTCCAGCGGCCACTTTCAATGTCACCGCTCCGACGCTTGTGACGGAGGTCAAAGACCTCAATGTAACGCTTAACAAGACGCGCATCGACATTTCCAGTCGAGCGAGCCAGTGGAAAGCCCAGATCTCCGGACTCAAAACCGCCGAAATCAGTTTTGGTTACCAATACAACGGCGACCCAGACGACGCAGTTTTCACCGCGATGCGTCAAGCGTTTTTGAACAACACGATTTGGCACTGGGCCGTATTGGACAACACCATCGCGACCCCTGGTCCGTCTGGCACGCAAGGATTGACCATGCCCGGAGAGATCATGGAATTCCCAATCGATCAGCCCCTCGAAGACGGCATGGTGGTCAACATCGTCGTCGCACTGTCCAGGATCAAGATCGGTTCGCCAGCCGCGCTAATCGATCCAGCTTGGTTGATTGTCGCACCGTCGGCTTAGTCCGTTTGAATCACTGATCGTTCCACCCAAGCGGAGTCGGCCATGCCACTTCCACGAGTCCGCAAAGGCAACGAAGTCGCGATTGATTTCCTGGACCATGGGGAATCGTCGCAAGGGCCTTTGGAATTCACGGTCTACGGCCGTGTGATTTTTCAGGACAAGAACAACATTGTGGTCGCTTCCTGGGTCTACTCAGATCCATCGAAGCGATTCAAACACGACGATTACAACGTCACTCAATTCACGATCGTTCGGGGTGCAATCCGAACGATCCGTTTTCTTCGATAACTCCAATCCCAACGAAGGCAACTCGACCATGCCCAGTTTTAAGGATTGCGAATCCCGCTCGTGGGATCTTCGCATTGACGTCGACGTCATCCGTCGCGTCCGCACTGTATTTTCGATCGATCTTGCCAGGGCACTGGCGGACCCCGAAACGATCGACCGGCTCACTTCCGACATCGTGTTTACTATCGACGTGATCTACGAGATCTGCCGACCCGTCGCTGAGAAAATCGGAGTCACCGCCGAGCTGTTCGGACGGTCACTCGCTGGCGATGCTCTCGGCCAGGCTGTCACCGCATTCGAAGAGGCGCTGGTGGAATTCCTCCCGGAGTCCAATCGCCGAGCCACAGCTCGGCGAATCCTCGAGGCAGGAAAGGCACTCCAGACCCAGACGGCACTTCGGATCACCACCGCGATGGACAAGGGACTGCTCGAGAAGGGGATCCAGGAGCAACTGACGAGTCTGGATCAGATGATCGAAAAAGCGATGCAGAAGAGCGCGCCGAGTACTGGCCAACCATCCTCCGACTAGCAGCGAGAATCGGGATCGAGCCAGGGCCCTACACACTGCGAGAGCTGATGTGGATGTCCGACGAGATCAATAAAGACCGCTGGGATCGCACCAGTGACCTGATGACCCTGCTAGCCAACATCCACAGTCCGAAGCGAGCTCGCCCATACAGACGCACTGATTTTCATCCGTACCGCACCAACAGTCCGCCGCCGAGCATTAGCCGCGCCGAGCTGCACAATTTGCGAGACGGGCTCCCGGTCCACTATGTGACGCTACCAAAAACCGATGCAAATTGACCAACCGACCCTTCGACAATTGATCGCCAACGACCAGCATGCTGCCGCAGCTCTGGCCGAGGGCCGGTACGGGGACTGCGCAATTCGGTGTTGCGAGATCGCGCCGCGAGTCCCGCGATCGCTGCCGCTGTCCTTCATGGGGATCATCGCTGTCTATCGCGACAATCTGCAACTTGGCGGAGAGGTCATTGCAGCGCTGAACACGGTCGCTTACGTCAATCCAATCATCGGGCTCATGGTCTCGTTTATGACCCGCGAAGCCGCCGTGGATGCCCGGCCAGATTTTGGCGACCCGAGCATCCGTGCTGCTCTCACGGCACCGCAACCGCATGGACTGGGACTCACACCTCAGCAAGCTGCTCCGCTGCTAGCCGCTGGCCAGCAGCCCGACACAATCACAGGACGAGACATCGAGCTTCTAGCTAGCGAGGAAATCTAAGTAATGCCATCCCTGGTAACGAAAACCACGCCCGACTACACCACGCTGATCTCGCCGAAAATTGTCGCGACGGGAAACATCGAACTCGCATCCACCACGCTCGATTTGCGAAACGTGCCAGGGGCTTGGGTCGTCGGTTTTATGGGCCGTGGAAGCAATGGCACCCCGACCCGCGCCGGATACTTCGCGATCAGACCGACGGACAACAACACAGACATCGTCCCCACGACAATTTTCGACATGGTCGGCCAAGGCCCAACGACGGCCGCTTTGCTTGGGGCACTCACTGCTGATGTGTCCACTTCGCAAAATACAATCGCCATCGCCTCGACTAACTTTGCCATCGGTGACACCGTCTGCATTTTCAACTCCGGCGGAACGCTGATCCAGTGGAACCGCATCGCCTCGGGTGCGACAACCTCCTGGACGATGGAGAGAAATCACCGCGTTCTTAATCTCAATACCAACTCGGTGACTAACCTCGCCGATGTCCGCCGAGTCTGGATCCCTGGCGGTGACATTTACGAGTGTCGCTTCGTCAACTTCTCGTCGATTCCTTACGTCGTGCAACTTTTGGCCATCGTCGACAAGGGAGAGACCATCACCTAATGCTCGCATACTACGGGCCGGAATGGGAAAGTCTGCAAAGCCGAATCGTCGGTCGGTGGTGTCCGTCTTTTTCGGGCAACACTGGGTTGCAATTGCCGGACACAGTGGGCCGGAATCATGGCACCCTAACCAACTTTGCGAACAACGGCAACGATGCGTATGTCGCAGTCCAAGATCGAACCGCTTTGAATTTTGACGGTGTTAATGATCGTGTCGCAGTCAACACCTTGAACCTAAACACCCTCGATTTTGCCATATCGTTTTGGGCCCAACAAAGGGGTGCGGGGGCGATTGGGATGCCGATCGGAAATAGCACAACCGCGAACAGCTATATTTGGTTTCGATCGGGAAACTATCTGCGTTTTCAAACGCCGATCGGGAACGTCGAGTTTAACCTTACGACATTCACGACATTTAGACACTATTGCATTTTTTCAACACCTAGCACTGCCGCAATTTCAACAATCAACCTTTTTGTCGACGGGGTTTCGATTGGTGCGTTCACGCTAGCGGCGGGGACTTTTACGCTCAATTCGATCGGGGACGGCTATCTCTCTAATGCCTTTCCTTTTCCCGGCGTGATCGACGACGTCACAGTTTGGAACGCAGGTTTAACCGCCAACGAAGTTCGGTTCATCTACGAGCAAGGCCGTGGCGGTGGACTGCTCATGCAACCACCTAGACGACGCAGTGTCGCTGCGGTCATCGCCGCTTTGGTGCTTGCTTGCGAGACAGGCAACTACAGTCTGACGGGTCAAGCAGCAGGCTTGTTTGCGAGTCGATTGCTTGCTGCCGATCAAGCTCAATACATACTCTCCGGCAACGCGGCCAACATTACCGCAAGCCGCCTGCTCTCGGTCGATCCGGACTCCTACACCGCAACCGGAAACGATGCTGCGACGATCTGCGCGAGGCTGCTCGACAGCGGAGCTGCGGCTTACGCTCTAACTGGCACTGATGCTGGACTGATCGCGAATCGAAAGCTTACGGCGGACCAAGCGGTCTGTTTCCTGGCTGGCAACAATGCCGAGCTGCTGCGATCGCTCAAGCTCAATGCTGGCTCGATGGCACTGCAACTCGACAACTTTGCCGCGTCGCTGTTAGCCGATCGCAAGATCTCCGCCGACGGTGCCCAGTACATCCT